GAGTCCATCACCGCGGACATGATCGCCAACCTCTTCGACCTGCAGAAGGTCGTGGTGGGCGACGACATCAGCGCCGATGACGCCGGGACCTTCACGGACACCTGGGGGAACAACGCCATCCTGGCCTACGTCCCCCCCGTGCCCTCCACCATGGAGGAGCCCAGCTACGGCTACACCTACGTCATGGAGGGCCACCCCCTCGTCGAGGTGCCCTATTGGGACGCCAACGCGAAGAGCTGGATCTACGGCGTGAGCTTCGAGCGCGTGCCCGTCCTCACGGGCCTGCTCTCCGGCTTCCTCATCCAGAACCCCAACTAGGCCCACGCGGGCCGGTTAAGCGCGGCCGGACGGTTCTACTGCCCGGCCGCGCCCTTCCAAGACTCACGGAGATCCCATGTTTCGCGTGCTGACACCCCTCAAGCAGCCGGACGGCACCAGGCCCATCGGGGCCCTGGTGGACCTGCCCGCTGGCGAGGCCATGGAGCTGCTCGCCATCGGCGCCGTGGAAGAGGTCACCGAACCCACCGCCAACACCCCTGTCCTGGACCCCCAGATCGAGGATGCCTTCCCCACTGTCGAAGCCTTCAAGGCCATGGACCGGGATGCCCTCCTGGCCTACGGCAAGGAGCACCTGGACGGCGTGGAGTTCAAGGGCAACGAGGCCCAGGTCCGCAACCAGGCCATCAAGGCCGTGGCCGAGATCAAGGTCCAGCTCTACGCCGACAAGGCGAAGGCCGCCGAAGGGAACCAGTAAGCCATGTCCTACGCCGTGCCCGCAGACCTCCAGAGCCGCTACCCCCAGGCCCGCCTGGCGGAAGTCTCTGACCCCGCGGGCATGGCGGTCCAGGACGACAAGCTCGAAACGGCCCTGGATGACGCCAGCGCCGAGATGGACGGCTACCTGGGCCGCCGGTACTCCCTCCCGTTGGAATCCGGTGGCGCGTCCATCCCTCCCGTCCTCCAGCGCCTCTGCTGCGACATCGCCATCTACCGCCTCATGGCCCTCCTCCCCAAGGAGGCCGTGGCGGATGCCCGAAGGCGCTACGACGATGCCCTTGCCTGGCTTGAGGACCTGGTGGGCGGGAGGATCCAGCTGGCCGACCTGGCCGGACGCGAATTGACCGCGGGCCCCTCCGTCCGCATCGCGGCCACCGGCGCTCCGAGGGTCTTCAATGACCTGGGGGACTTCCGGTGATCGCCGCCACGGAAACCGCCCTGGAGGCTCTGGTCCGCAGCCTGGTCACCCCCCTCACCCTGAAGGTCGAGCCCTTCCCCGAGGCTCCAGACAATTACATCCCCACCCATCCCACCGGCACCGTCCTGGTGGTCTACAAGGGCAGCGCCTACGGCCCGGCCCAGGCCACCGACCTGGTCATCCAGGACCGCGAGATGGACTTCGAGCTGACCATCCTCATCCGCAACCTCAGGAAGCATCAGGGCGCCTACGGAGTCATCGAGGCCCTCCGGCTTGGCCTGGCGGGCTGGATGGCGCCAGGCGCCAACCGTGGCGCCCGCCTCGTCCGGGACGAGTTCCGAGGCCATGAAGCCGGGATCTGGCACTGGGCCCTGGGCCTCCGCATCCCCACCACTTCCATGCCCCCCATCATCCCCGAGGAGTCCTTCGGGTCCATCTCGGCCGCCTCGGCCTACCAGGAGCTTCCATGATCCGCGGGATTTACAGCGGTCCCTTCCACGCGGTCTCGCTGGATGGCACCGACTACGTCCTCACGCCCGGCGCCACCGTCGAGCTGCCCGACTGCGAGTTCACCTCGCGCCTCATCGCCTGCGGCCTCCTCAAGGTCGTCGCCAAGGCCAAGAAAGGAGACAAGTAGATGAGCTTCCTCCACGGCGTTGAAACCGTCGAGTTCCAGCAGGGCCCCTCGAAGATCGAGACCATCGCCTCGGCGGTCATCGGCCTGGTCGGCTCCGCCCCCATCCAGACCGTCGCCGTCGGCGATCGGACGGTGAACACGCCCGTCCTCATCACCAACGACAAGGACGCGGCCAAGTTCTTCGGCGCGGACACGGCGGGCTACACCATCCCCTCCGCCCTGAAGGCCATCCTGGCCCAGGGGGCCGGGCCGGTGGTCGTGGTCAACGTCTTCGATCCCCTCAACGTGGCCCACCAGACCGCGGGCGTCCCTGATCCGGCCAAGGTCGTGGCGGGGGACATCATCGGCACCACCAACGCCGACGGCACCCGCACGGGCCTGAAGGCGCTGAAGGATGCGAAGCCGACCTTCGGCTTCGCGCCCAAGCAGATCATCGCCCCCGGCTTCACCACCCTGACCGGCGTGATGACGGAGATGGACAGCATCGCCGCCGCCCTCCGCGCCATCGCCTGGGTGGATGCCTCCGTGGCCCTGTCGCCCACCCAGGCCATCTCGGCCCGGGCCACCACCCTGAACAGCGCCAGCAAGCGGGTCATGATCTGCTACCCCAGCGTCAAGGCCCTCGGCCCGGATGGCACCACCGCCGTCCTGCAGCCCCTCAGCCAGTTCGCGGCGGGCGCTTGCGCCGCCCGGGATCAGCAGAAGGGCTACTGGTGGAGCCCCAGCGGCATGGAGCTCAAGGGCACTGTGGGCCTGGAGCGCCCCATCGACGGCAGCTTCCAGGACGCCAACGCCGAGCTGAACCTGCTGAACGCCTCGGCGATCACCACGGTCTACGTGGGCTTCGGCACCGGCTACCGGCTCTGGGGCAACCGCTCGGCGGCCTGGCCCGCCAACAACGACCCCGACAGCTTCCTGGCCGTCCGGCGCACGGCCGATGTGATCGAGGAATCCCTCGAGTACGCCTGCCTCAAGTACGTGGACAACCCGATCACCAAGGCCCTGGTGGACCAGATCCTGGACGACGCCAACAGCTTCATCCGGGCGCTCATCGGGCGCGGGGCCGTGGTGGACGGCAAGGCCTTCTACGACCCCGCCAAGAACACCAGCGACCAGCTGGCCGGCGGCCACCTCACCCTGGGCTACCGGTTCATGCCTCCGGCTCCGCTGGAGCGCCTCTCCTTCGAGGCTTACCTCGACGTGAACCTCTACGCCAACGCCATGAAGTAAGCCCCCCGGGGCCAGGCGAGCGCCTGGCCCCGGCCCTGCGCCCTCCACCCCTTCTGAGGATCACATGAGCATCCGAGTCAAGCAGCTCACCCACTGCAACCTCTACGCGGAGGGCGGGAGCTTCCAGGGCGCCCTGGTCTCCATCACCCTCCCCGAGGTCAAGCACAAGTCCATCGAACACAAGGCCGGGGATCTCATCGGCACCCCCAAGCTCCCCGGTTCCATGGAGGCCATGCAGTCCACCATCAAGATGAACGGCTTCTACGACGACTTCCACGCCCTCACAGCCGACCCCAACCGCATGATCGGCCTGATGGTCCGCGCCAACCAGAAGACCCGGGACGGCTACGGCGACATCACCGACGAGCCGGTCACCCTCTTCCTCCGTGGCTGGTTCAGTTCCCGCAAGGTGGGTGAGCTGAAGTCCAGCGAGGGCACCAACCCCGAGTACGTCATGGAGGTCTTCTACTACCGCCTGGTGGTGAACAGCATCGACGTCGAAGAGGTGGATATCGAGAAGGGCATCCACCGCGTGGCTGGCGTGGACATCCTCGCCGACTTCCGCGCCAACCTCGGCATCGGTTAGACGCCGTCCCGCCTAGCCCCCGCCTGGACCACCAGGTGGGGGCAGCCCTCTCTCTGCCTGCCCACCGATGACCCCTTGAGGACCCCATGACCGAGATCCAGCCCAGCACCACTGCCCCCGCCATCGCAGCTGACAGGGCCAAAGACTTCCGTGATATCACCCTTCCCATCAGCGGCCTGGCCGTGCGGGTTTCCAACCGTCGGTTCAAGGTGCTGGACAACGTGGCCGCCTGCGACCTGGTGGGGGGCGACCTCCGCAACCCCTTCAGGATGTTGGCCGCCAAGATCGCCCTGGTGACCAGCTTCCCCAGCGGCGCCAAAGTCGTCTATGAGGACATCCTCCAGTGGGATGAGGACGACATGGCGGCTGTCATGGGGCTGCGCGACGACCCGGTTTTTATGCAGAGCCCCGGCGGGACGTCCTCGGGCTTGCCCGATTCGCCCACTGGGGCCTGACCGAGATCCTGGCCCTGGACCTGGCGGACTTCGGCCGGTGGGTGGAAGAAGCCCAGGTCCTGGCCAAGGAGATGGCCCCGGAGGACTAGATCAGCGGGCGGCCATGCAGCGAGCGCCAGGCGGACCTGAGGAACCCGTAGGCGAACCCCAGCACGCCGCCGAGCGCCCCCAGGAACAGGAACAGCAGCACCAGCCCGATCCCGAATGCCAGCACGTCCACCTCGCCCCGGAAGGATAAGTCCCCCATGGCCGAACTGCAACTCTTGATCCGGCTGGCTGCGGCGGACCAGCTGCTCTCGCCCTTGCAGCGCAACACCCAGGCGCTCTCCGCCTTCGACCGCCAACTGGCGAAGGTCCGGCAGAGCGCCGAGGGCTTGCAGAGCCTGGGTCGCAACATGGGCATGCTCGGGGCAGGCCTGGTGGCCCCGGTCGGGCAGAGTCTGGTGGCCTTCACCCAGTTGGAGGCCGCCCAGGTCCAGCTAAAGAACGCCATGTCCACGGTGGACGGGCTGGATGAGAACTGGGACAAGATCAACAAGCAGGCCGTCGTGGCGGGCAACCTCTATCCCGGCACCACCGCGGACTTCATCGCCCTGGCCGCGGGCATGAAACAGATGGGCATGGACTCGAAGACCATGACCTCCGGGGCCTTCCAGGGTGCCGCCGCGCTCCAGGTCATGTTCAAGCTGAACCCGGCCGAGGCAGGGGAAGCCTTCGTCCAGATGGGCAGGGCCTTCCAGATATCGGGCAAAGACTCCATGGCCTTCGCTGATGTCATCCAGCGCGTCAGCTACGCCTCCGGTCTCCACCTTGGCGAGATCAAGGAGGCGATGAAGTACGCCAGCACCGGGATGAATCAGCTTGGCATCGCGGGCCTGGACAACGCCAAGACCGTGACGGCCATGATGGGCGTCCTCCGGCAGGCCGGTGTGGAGGGCAGTCAGATCGGCACCACCTTCAGCGGCGCCTTCGATCACATGGCCGCCCTCGGCGCCCGCCTCCGCCAGGGCCGGGGCGAGGTCATGAAGGAAGCCAAGGCGGCCATGGCGAAGACCGGAGTGAAGCTCGACTTCTTCGACACCAGGGGCGCCTTCCTTGGCATGGAGAACTTCATCGCCCAGTTCGACAAGATGAAGGGCCTGTCGCAGCAGCAGCGCCTGATGATGGGCAATGCATTCTTCGGGACCGAAGGCGCCAGGATGGCCCTGGTGGACTCCGGCAAGATGCACGAGATGGCCGCCCGCATGCTCCAGCAGGAGGACATCCAGAAGCGCCTCGCTCGTATCACGGACACCCTTGGGGTCAAGGCCGACGCCACGAAGGGCAGCCTCACCAACCTGGCGGCCAGCGTCGGCGAAAAGCTGGCGCCCTCCCTGGCACCCATCCTGGACAAGGCCAATGCCTTGCTGGGGCGCATGCAGCAGTGGACGGATGCCCACCCCAAGCTGACGGCCGCCATTGCTGGAACGGTGGGAACCCTGGGGATCTTCGCCGTGTCGGCGGGCGCCGTGTTCTTCGCGGCGGGCAAGGTCCGGAGCACCTTCGCGGATGGCATGGAAGCCTTCCGGGCGCTCAAGCGCGTGGTGGGAACCACCGCAACCAACCTGAAGCTCTTTGGCGAGTACAGCACCCTCGCGGGTGGCCCGCTCAAGGGCCTGACCACGATGATGCAGGATGCCGGTGGGTGGACGGGCAAGCTCGGAAGCCTGTTGAACACGAATCTCGGCCCGGTGCTCACCAAGGCCCGGGGCGGCTTCATGGCCTTCGGCGCATCCGTCTGGGGCAGCGTCACGGCGATCTGGGCGCAGACGGCGGCCCTGCTGGCCAATCCCATCACCTGGGTGGTGATCGGCATCGTGGCCCTGGTGGCTGCGGGCATCGCCCTCTGGAAGAACTGGGACAAGGTGACGGCCTGGTTCAAAAGCGCCTGGGCCTGGTTCCAGGGCCTGTGGGCGAAGGTGCCCGGCTGGGCGAAATGGATGATGCCCTTCATCGCCGTCCCCATGCTCATCATCCAGAACTGGGACAAGATCAAAGGGGCGCTGGGCGCGGTGTGGGAGTGGGTCAAGGGCTTCGCCAAGAACATGTGGGATGCCGGATCCAACATCGTGAAGACCATCGCGGCGGGGATGAAGGCCGCCATCATGCACCCCGTGGAAGCCATAAAGGCAGTCGTGGCCAAGGTCCGCGAGTTCCTGCCCTTCAGCCCGGCCAAGGTGGGCCCCCTCACGGACATCCACAAGATCCGCCTGGTGGAGACGATTGCCGACTCGATCCAGCCTGAGTCCCTGGTAAGCAAGATGCAGATGGTCATGGGTTCGGCCCGCTCCGTCCTGGCCAAGGGGCTGACCGTGGCCGCCTCCGTGGCTGCCGCGCCCATGGCCCTGGCGGGGGGCTTCGGCAAGGCGCCCATCCAGATCACGATCCAGGTGGATGCCCGCGGTGCCGCCCCGGGCGCCCAGCAGGACATCGAGCGGGCCATCATGCGGACCGTCCCCGCCATCAAGCGCGAGCTGGAACGCCTGAACGGCAGTGATGGCCGGAGGAAGTTCTGATGGCCTGGGGTGCGCTTGGCGACATGGTGTTCACCCTTCTGGGGGCGCCGTTCTCCTTCTCAGACAAGCAGGAGGCCGACTACGCGGAGCTGGGTTTGCTGGGCTCGAAGCCCCGGCTGCAGTTCGTCGGCGCGAAGCTGGAGGAGATCACCCTGCAGATCCGCCTCCATGCCCTGACCACGCCCACCCTGGAGCTGGATCTGCGCAGCCTGCGGGACACCCTGACCCAGGGCGATCCGGTGGACCTGGTTATCGGCCAGGAGCAGACCGGCATCTACGCGGGCAAGTTCGTCCTGACCTCCCTGGAGCATGACCGGCAGGAGCAGTGGCCCAACGGCAGGCTCCGGATGGCGGAGGCCACGGTGAAGCTGAAGGAGTGGATTCCGGCTCCGGATCTGGTTGTCTCATCCCGGAAGGCCCCCCCGCCCGCCATCCGGAAGAAGGGGAAGAGCACCCCTCCCGCCACCCAATGGAAGACAGAGACCAATAAGGAAGGCTACACGCAGCGAACCCCGGTGAAGCCATGACCGAGTTTCTGCGCCACACGACCGGGCCACGCGACCGCTGGGACCTCCTGGCGGACACCTACTACGGCGACCCGCTACGCTACGCCCCCTTGTTGCAGGCCAACCCCGACCTGGGCATCCCCGCCATTCTTCCCGAGGGGGTCGTCGTCTGGGTGCCCATTCTCGATGAGCCCGTGCTCGGCACCGCGGGCCTCCCCCCGTGGAGGCTCTGATGGATTCCGTCCAGAAGCCCTCCATGATCCTGCATGTGAACCACCGGGCCTTCACCGGCTACTTTGCGCCGTGGCTGCTGGAAATGGCCTATGTGGACCATGTGGCCGGGGAGAGCGATGGCCTCGAAGTCCGCCTGGACAATTCGGATGGCCGCTGGATGAAGGAGTGGTACCCGGTGAAGGGTTCGACCCTGGAGGGCTGGCTGGGCTACGAGGATGGCCCCCAGCTGGCCACGGGCGAATGCCAGGTGGATGAGGTGGAGCTGGAGGGCATGCCGGACGTGGTGGTGCTCCGGGCCCTGGGCGCGGGGAACAAGACCGCCCTGCGCACACCGAAGTCCCGGGCCTTCGAGGGCAAGAGCCTCCGCTCCATCGCCGCCGAGGTGGCGCAGATCCATGGCCTGAGCCTGGTGGGCGAGGTCCCAGACCTGACCTGGCGCCGGGCCGCCCAGCACCGGGAGACGGACCTGGCTTTCCTATGCCGTCTGGGTGAGGAGCATGGCCTGGTCTTCAGTGTGAAGGGCACCCAGCTGGTCTTCCACGACCTGCAGCGTCTCGACGCTCAGCCCGCTATGCTCAAGATCACCAAGGGCGACCTGTCCAGCTACCGCTTCCGGGAGAAGGTGGTGGAAGGGGGCGCCTCCGCCGCCTACTTCGACGGGGACACCAAGGAGCTCCGCGTCGTGGAGCTCCAGATGGAGCATCCCCATGCGGATCGCCGCAAGCTCCGGCGCCGGACCGAGTCCAAGGTCCACACCCAGCGCCTGGCCAAGGCCGCCCTCCACGAGGCCAAGGCCTGGGAGCGGGAGGGCACCCTGACGCTCCCCGGCGACACGCGCCTGGTGGCGGGCGGCAACTTCGAGCTGGCGGGCTTCGGGGTGCTGGATGGGATCTGGCAGATCCGATCCGCCCGGCACACAGCTGCCCGGGACAAGGGCTACCAGTGCCAGCTGGAGGTGCGCCATGTCGCCAAGTAACGCGCCCGTCTGGCGTCGGGGCATCGTCAAGCAGCTGGATCCAGCCAAGGCGCGGGTGAAGGTCCTTCTTCCGGACGAGGACCAGGTCCTCACGGACTGGCTGCCCGTGCTGATGCCCTTCGCTCTGGGCGCCCGGGCCTACTGGTTGCCCCGTCAAGGCAGCCAGGTCGTGGTGCTCCTCGATGAGCACGGCGAAGACGGCGTGGTCATGGGCGCCCTCTATTCCCAGACCGATCCTGCCCCCATCTCCGCCGCCAAGACCCTCTACATCGAGGCCGAGGACGGCACCAAGGTCTTCGTGGATCCAGTGGCCCACCAGGTCACCGTGGACACGCCTGGTCAGATCCTCCTGAAGGCCACAGGGAACGTCGCGGTCCAG